TCACGCTGTTGTACACCCAGCGGACCACCGGCGCTACCACGCCCCGGATCACCGTGGTGAACGCGTTGAGTACCGGCCGGATCAGCGTGTTGTACGCCCACCGGATGACCGTGCCGATGCCGCGGAAGGCCGGCGAGATCACCGAGCCGTAGAGCCACTTGGCGACCGTGGCCCAGATCTTGAACTGGACCAGGATCGGGCCGATCACGGCGACGACGATCACCGAGTACAGCCACCGGGCGAGCGTGCCGATGAACGTGAACGCGGGCTTGATCGCGTTGTTCCACAGCCACAGCGCGGCGGCGCCGATGCCGCGCAGCGCGGGACCGATCGCGTTGTTCCACAGCCATATCGCCAGCGCGCCGATGCCCTGAAACACGGGCTGGATGACGGCCGCGACCCACTGGACGACCGACACCATCTTGGCCAGGACGGGCAGGATGAGCCCGCCGACGGTGGTCCACAGCTGCACCAGGAGCCGGATGACGAACCGGACGGCGGGCAGCAGGTACTGCACGATCACCGCCACGATCCGCAGGACGGCCGGGATCAGCGGGATGAGCGTCATCAGCCACTGGCCCCACAGGCGCACCAGCGGCGCCAGCTCGGTCAGCAGGCTGCCGATCGACACGACAATGCCACGCAGCGACGGCGCGGCCTGCCGGAGGGCGACGCCGAGCGCGCCGAGCACCCGGGACATGGTCCCGCCGATCACGTTCAGCAGGTTCCCGATGACCGGCGCGAGCCCCTGTGCGAGCGACCCGATGACCTGCCCGATGGTGATCACCACGGGTGCGGCGGCCTGCACGACACGACCCAGTGCACCGGCGAGCATGGTCAGCAGCGGCACACCGGCCTGCGCGATCGGCGCGAACGCCTGCTGCAGGGCCATGCCGACGCGGAACAGGGTGGTGAGCAGGGTCTGCAACAGCGGCATGAGCGTCCGCCCGAGCTGCCCATGCATGCTGTCCAGGACGCTGATCATCGCCTGGGCGAACCGCTGGAACCCGGCGGAGTCGGCGAGCCCGGTGGTGAACCTGGCGAACGCGGCCGCCGCCCGGTTCAGCATGTCCATGAACGCGAACCCGATCGGCGCGAACGCGCGGGCGAGCCCGGCGAGCCCCTTGACCAGGTTCCCGACGAGAGTGCCGAGACCGGTGATCGCCGGTCCCGTCCATCTGGCGAGGTCGGCTGCGAACTGCCGGGCGAACGGCGTTTGCAGTCCTGCGCGTAGCCGGTCGACCAGGCCGCCGACGGCGCGGGCGGCGGCGACGGTGATCGGTGTGAGCGCGCGCAGCAGCGGCGGCACGACCCCGAGCGCCCGAGTGAAGACGGGCAGTACCTGCGGTTGCAGTGCGCGCTGCCACTCGGTGAACGCCCGCTTGGTGGAGTCGAGCCCCGCCTTGAGCTGCTGCTCGGACCTGGTGAGCTTCTCGTTCCCCTCGGCGATCCGCGTGATCGACGGGATCGCCACCGCGGCCAGGCCACCGAACCCGGCGGCGGCGGCGGTCAGCGGGCCGATCAGGCCGATGATCCCGGCGCCGACCGCGGCGATCTGCGGTCCGGCGGCGAGGGCCAGGCTCGCCGACAGCGCCGACGACGCGGCGCTCATGCCGCGCAGGCCACCGGTGGCGGCGGTGGCGGCGCCGGACATCTGCCGCAACCCGGCAACACCGCGGTCGACGTCAACGTCGACGTTCACCCGGCGCCGGTCGATCCGGTCGAGCACCCGGTCCAGCAGAGCGAGTTCGGCGAGCGCGCCACCGACATCGACGTTGACCTCGACGTCGACACGACGGCCGTCGATCCTGTCCAGGCTCCGGTTCAAGGCGACGATCTGGCGGGCGACCCGGCCCGCGTCAAGCCGTACCTCGATCGGCTTGAGCTCCTCCTTGATCCCGGCCTGGATGCTCCTGCCCCACTCGCGGCCGATCCCGCGCATGGCAGGGGTGACAGTGCGCAGCTCCCGCCGCACCTGCGTGTGGAACCCGCGCAGATCGGGGCGGACGGCGATGAACGCCGACCCAGCCTGCGCCGCCATGCGCACCCCCTTCGTTCGTCGGGTCAGGACCGGCCGGGCAGCACGCGCCGCACCAGCTCGGAATGGGCCACAGCGCGGGCGCGCCGCTTGACCCGCTGCAGCGCGGTCTCGGGCCGCGGATAGGGCCTGACCTTGCCGGGCCTCCCGCCGTTCACCTTGATCGTGATCGCGCGCAGGTCGGCCAACAGGTCACGGATCTCGGCGAGCACCTGCACGTCCGGTCCCCACTCGGTGAGTCGGGGCGGCCGCGGCCGCACCGACGTGTCCTCGCCACGATCGATCAGCTCTTGGGCAAGCTCTTCGTCCTCGGCGACGGCGGCGTGATACGCCGACGTGGACGGCAGGTGCTCGACCAGGTCCAGCACCGTCTGCGCGTCCAAGGTGCCGCGGAAGAAGTCGAGCATGTCCACGCCATAGAAGCGGCGCAGGTCGGCGTTGATCGCCGAGCCGTACCGGTCGACCAGCTCGGCGACCTGCGCTATTTCCCCAGGCCGAAGTGCCGCACCAGGTCGTCAATGAGCGACTGGATCACGCCGCCGGGCTCACCGCTGATCGCCTCCATCAGCGGCTCGTACTCGTCTTTCGCGAGCAGCTTGAGCACCTCGCGCGGGTCCGTCATCCCATTGAGGTCGCACACCTCGCTGACGTCGGGCTGCCGGATCACGATCGACTTGCCCTCGCCAAGGTCGAGTTCGTAGTCGGGCCTGAGCGCGGCCTGACGGTACGCGGCGAGCTGGTACTTCTTCGTGGGCATGTGGCGGGCCTCCTTGCGTCGGGGCGCCGGACGTCGGCGCGCTTTACTTTTCGGTGGCTTGCGAGCCGCGGGCGCGGCTCGACCGTCGGCGGGCACTGGTCCCCTCCTCCGCGCGGCGGGGCTCGGCGTCCTCACGGGGCGCGCTCAGGCGGCGAGGCTGGGTCAGCTTCACCCACCCGGCGTGCTTGAGCTGCACCTCACGGCGCGGGGTGGCGGCGACCTGAGTCGTCTCACCGTCCGGGGAGACGTAGACGGGGTAGGCGGGCATGTCCGCCATGAGTCCTCCCATCACGGCGGCGGGCACGGGACGTGGAACCGCTCCGGCCGGGGCCCGCCAGCACGTCCGGCCGGAGCGGGGCTCACGAGGACAGCGCACCGAAGCCCATGGCGGCCAGACGCGCCGCCCAGCCCGGGCCGCCGAACAGATACCTCTCGCTGTAGCCGAGCGCCGGGTCCTCGTAGCCGGTCATGGTGACCGACCAGGTGACCGGGGCGTCGTCGGAGGACTGGAACGTCTGCTCGTCGTAGTCGGTGACGCGGGCGCGCGGCAGGAAACGCGCGATGTAGTACTCGCCGTCGTCGGTCTGGTCGACCGCCAGCGCCAGCACCCGGTAGTAGCGGAACCCGGGCCGGGCCGGCTTCTCGATGGACAGCTCCCCGGACGCCGCGTCGGGGACGGCGGTGTCCATGTCGGCGCCGGTGTACAGGCCGATGCTGGTCTTGCGGGTCTCCAGCATGCTGAAAGCGAGCGTGGTGACGTCGCTGGTGACGTCGGAGCGCAGCGGCTCCACGCTGCCCCAGCCGGTGACGTCGGAGGTCTCGACCTCCCGGCCGAACTGCGCGCCGTCGTCACTGATCCAGCCGGCGTCCTCGTACCCGACGGGCAGCGGCGCGAGCAGCCGGTCACCGGGGTCGGTGAGGCCGGTGATCGGGTCCGCCGACGCGGGCGCGACGAACACCGATCCCTGCAACGCCTTGAAGATCAACGCGGCGTTCTTCTGCTGGATGTCGTCGTATGCCGAACCAGCCACTTATTTCCCCTTTCATACGGGACGTGGAAGGGCGCCCCAGACCGGGGCCGAACAGGCTGGCGGGCCTAGAACGTGGTCAGCGTCTGCGGACGCTGATCCGGTAGGTCGCGGACACGACCCGGTACGCGCCAGGGTCCGGTGACGGCACCTCGTGGGGGCCGACCTCGGTGTCAGCGCGGTCGAGCACACCGTGCCCGGTGGCCGACGGGCCGGAGATGAGCGCCTGACGCGCCGACTCCGCGGCCGCCTCGGCGGCCGACAAGTCGACCGCGTACACGTCGACGTCAATGCGCGCCTGGTCGGTGACACGGTCATCGGCGCCGCCGATGCGGCGGACCCGGATCACCGTGCCGCCACCCGCGAGCTGCGACTGCAGGTCCAACCCGGTCTCGCCGACCACGGTGCCGAGCCCGGCCAGGGCGCCGGCGACGACGCGGCGGACGTCCGGGAATCCGGCGAGGATCGGCATCAGCGGCCTCGCTCGATCACGTCGACGGTGCGGCCGAGGACCCGGTCGCCGTTGGCCCACTCCACGAGCGTCGCATGGTCACTGAAGTTGATCAGGCGTGCCTCGGCGCGGTCGGCCCAGCGGCTCTCGCCGCGCGCCGACGATTCGACGCGGAACGACCGGGCGTAGTCGCCGGTGTCGCGGGGCGCGATCGACTCGGCGAACGCTTTGCCGCGCAGGGTGCGGATCTCCAGCATCGCCCGCATTGCACGGCTGCGCATCACCCGGCCGAGCCCGGCGTAGTCCGGCTCGTAGCGGACCGTCTGTCGCGCCATCACCCCTCCACGTCGCGGAGCTGGATCTCGTAGTGGTGCGGCCCGGCCGGTGTGTGGAAAAGGGCGGGCTGACCGTGGATCTCGTACTCTCGGCCCTCGAACCGGACCGTCTTGGCCGGGGTCGGGTCCGCCGACGCGGGCATGAACACGCGGGCGACGATCGTGACCGTGTCGGCGGCGACGGTCTGCTCGTCACTCGATACCGGCTGCCAGAAGCACCCCGGCACGTCGACGGTGGTCTCGCCGGAGATGACGTCGCCCCAGGCGTCCCGGCCGCCGGGGGTGACGAGGGTGACCGTGTGCGGGCCGATCATCGGGTGACCTTGACGGTGTGGACGGTGGTGCGGTACCGGTCCAGGACCCGCCGGTCATCCTGGGACAGCGTCACCATGAGACCGGCGCCGGGCGTCTCCAGCCGGTACGAATACGACCCGATCGTCTCCGACGTCACCCCGCCCGCCATCGTCGGCGCGGTCAGCGTGCGCAGCACCATCCCGCACACCACCGCCACCACATCCGCCGGCACCTGCTGGTAGCCGTGCGAGTACGTCACCCGGTACGCGCCCGGGTACCCGTCGTCGTCCCACCACACTGCGGGCAGGTTGATCACGAACGTGCCCTCGCCGATGCGGATCGAGTCGATCCCGTCCCACGCCCAGTCGGCGATGGGGATGTCGGGGACGTCGTCGCGGCCCGACACCGCAACCACCCGGGTCACGTCCGTCACGGGCGTGCGCGGCAGCGTGATCTTCCCGCCGACGACGCGGAGCACCTGCTCGTCGTCGTCGACGTGCTCGAAGCCGCGGCCGGCGTAGGACCGCACCAGGGCCGACGCGTCGGCGAGCAGAGCGTCCGCGCGGGCCTGCTCGGCGGCGGTCAGGGCGCGGCCGAGCCGACCTTCAAGATCACTTACTGATGCTAGCGGCGACATCCACCCTCCAGGCGAGGCGCTCGATCCCGTCGCACCAGGCGGCGAGATCGTCGGTCGGGTCCAGCTCGGCGGCGCGGGCCTTGGCGCGGCGGGACGCCGCACGCCACCGGCGGCCATCCAGCAGCCTCCTCAGCGCGGCCTCCCACCCGTCGATATCGTCGCGGTCGACGAAAACACCGGCGTCGCCGAGCGACTCGCGCAGACCGGCGGTGGGGTGGGCGATCACCGGGATCCCGGAGCACATCGCCTCCACACCAACCCGCCCCCACGACTCGTGCTCGCTGGGCATGAGCAGGATCCGGGTGCGGGCGTACACCTCGTCACGCATCCGCGACGGCGGCATGTGATCCACGACCGTGACGTTCGGCAGATCATCCGATCCACGCGGGAGGATCTGCACCCCGTAGCCGCCCTTGACGCCGAGGAACCGCGTCTGCGGGAACCTCTCGGCGAGGGCGTAGAACGTCTCGGCGCCCTTGGCCGCGCTCAGGTTGACGAGGGTGACGCAGTCGCCCGGCGTGGTGGCGTAGTCGTCCATGCGCACCGGCGGCCGGACCACGATCCACCGGTCGCACACATCCCCCATGGCCGCAGCCGCGTGTGACGAGTTGAACACGGTGAGCGTCGCGGGCCACCGCTGCAGCGCCGCACGCGACAGCGGGCTCGTGTTGTGCGCGATCTGCACGACCGGCGTGTCGTACCGGTGCCCGATCAGCACTGCACGCTGCGTCAAATCGACGTGCGTGACGATCACGTGCGCGTCGCGCACGAACCGCAGCGGGTCGGCCTTGCCCCGGTGCGGCCAGACGTGCACGCCGTCCAGCTCGTACGGGGTACCGCGCCGCCCCCCCAGGACGACGTCGACGCGGTGACCGCGGGCGGCCAGCGCACTCAGCAATGTATGGGTCATCACCCACGACCCCACCCCGCTCGGGGGGTAGTCGGGGAGCATCGCCAAGATCCGCGCCTGCACTGGCCGCCCGCCCGCCATCAGGAGGAGCCGCCGCCCTCGGGCAGCAGCACCCCGAACGGGAACCTGGTCTCCTCGTCGGTGTTGAGCGAGGTGACCGGGTTCGCGGTGGCGTACGCGACCCGCATGACCACACGCAGCGCGACAGAGTCCTGCTGCATGAGGTTCAGGACGACCTCGCCCTCGCTGTTGGTGATCACACCCTGGTCGAAGACCTTGAAGGTGATGTCCTGCCGCAGACCGATGATCAACTTGGTCCAGTCACCGGCGATCAGCTCGGCCTGAGACGGGTCCCACGCGCCGTTGGTGACCTCCCGCAGCGGGTACCCGTACAGGGTGCCACCCGGCGCCGCCCCCTGCTGCAGGTTCGGCTGGTAGATCGGGATGGACACGTCACCGGCGGACCGCAGCCCGGTCAGGAACCACGACAGGCCCGGCCTACTGGCGAAGCCGTTGACCGTGAACCCGTCCTGGGCGATCATCTCGCCGAGCTTCGCGACGTCCTGGGCCAGGTCGGTGCCCGTCCCGGCGGTGACCGTGTTACCGGCCAGCACCGCCGACGGCGCGACCGCCGCAGGCCACGAGCCCGGCTTGTTCACGCCGAACAGCGCGGCCGCGTCCAGGGCCCGGCCGATCGCCTCCACCACCCGCGGCCGCACCTCGTTCCAGACCGGCACCTGCGCGTCCGCCAGGTAGTTCTCGGGGATCGGCGCGATGACCGCCAGCTCCTCGGTGATCAGGTTGACGTTTGCCCAGTCCACGGCCGAGGTCTGCTTGAGGCCGGTGTCCCCGGACACCCAGTAGGCATGCGGCAGGACGTCCAGGACGGGCTGCCGCTGCGTCCGCGTGCTCATGTTGACCCGGCCGCCGTTGGCCAGGACGAACGACGCCTGCGGCAGCTCTTGGATGATCTGGGTCGAGACCGGCTCCGGGATCAGCGGGTCATTGGACCCGTCCGCCGTGATGATGCTGTCGTAAGGCACGGGGATCTCCTCTCACAAGGGATAGGGCAGCCGTCCCGGCCCCGTGCAGGTCCGGCGCTGCGTAATCAGAAGCCCGCTCGGCGACGGAGCAGGCTGTCCATGTCGATCTGCTGGTCAGTGGTCGCAGGCGTCGCGCCGGGCCTGAGCGACTCGACAGGCCGCGTCGACGCCGACCGGCCGGGCGTCGGAGCACGCTCAGCGACCAGCCGGTCCAGCACCTCGGCCAGCTCGGCGGCCGCCTCGTCGATCTCCTCCGGCGTGGTGCCGGCGATCCGGCCGATCAGCTCCGGCGGAATGTTGTGAGCGGCGGCGGCCATCACCCGCGCGTGACCGAGGCGGGCCTCGTCACGCTCCCGCTCGACCTGAGCGAGCCGCTCGGCGAGCCGCTCCTGCTCGCTCTTCTGCGAGTCCAGCCACTTTTGGTACTCGGTGAGCTTCGGCTCGGCCTCGCGAAGCTGGGTACGGTACTTGGCCGCCTCCCGGCGCAGCTTGGTGATCTCCCGGCGGGCCCTCTCAGGGTCCGCCCACGGGTCGTCCTGCTGCTCGTCCTGCGGCTCGTCCTGCGGCTCGTCCTTCGAGGACTGCACCGCCTCGGCGAGCAGGTGCTGCGCCTGCGCGTCGTCGGCCGCGTCATCCTGCGGCGCCTGCATCTCGGTGGCTCCCGTGTCCTGCACGGTCTCCTCCTCACACGTCGAGCCCGCGACCTGCACGGGCCCGTATCAGCGGTGGCGGCACACCGTCGTGCCGCCGAAGGTCACGGGCTGGTCAGCGTCCCATCAGCACGCCAGGTGTCCGGGATCAGCCGTTCCAGCCCAAGTTCGCGGGCCCGGCGCATGATGAAGCGCCGCACCTTGGCCCGCTCCGCCTCACCACC